GAAGGATAATGAAAACCTGCTTGTACTCTTCCGTATCCACCTTCATTGCCTGCTTTAATTAATCCTGCTTCGTGTTCTGGAAATTTACCTCCAACATACTTTGCAACTAATCTTGCTTGAGCTGCATGACCACTAGGATATGATGCCGTTTTGTTTGTTACACTTGGTAGAGTATTAAGTGTTTTATCTATTTCAATAGGTCTCTTTCTGTTAAATTTTTCTTTAAAATAATTAATAATAGGTGTTGCTTGTTGAATCACATCTTCAAACTCACCTTTGTGAAATATTAATCCGTTTTCATCACAGTAAGTTCTGATTGCATAGAAAGGAACTCTATCGTGATTCATAACTGACTTAACATCTTTTGCTGTTCTTATAGCAACAATTCTCTTTACCTCTTTGGCCTCAGCAACATCATCAGTTGGTGGAGGAGGAAGAGTAATGTTTTCTTCTAAACCTTTTCTAAAAAATTCCATTTATTTTTTTTCTTTTAATAGTTTTGTTAATTCAGTTGTTGAACCTACAAACAATGCATTAGTAACACTCTTGGGTCCTGTGTTTGGCACATCTTTAATCTTCTTTAACTTCTCTTGTAAGTCTAAAAGATTTTGAGATACTTCACTAACTGTTTTGATTAGTTGACCTGCAACCTCATAAGCACGAGGATGTTCACCTTCTTTTGCTATATTCAGAATACCATCAATTGCTTCATTGCCTTTTTCAATTAACTTATAGAGATTTGCTCTACCAGTTTCAAAATCAATATCAGGATCTTTATCTGTTGGTATTACGATTTCTTTTTTTTCTTCAACAACCTCTATCGGCATAACCTGGGTTGTAATATTCAGAACTTCATTTAGTTTATCATCTATTGTACTCATAATTATTTGTCATCACCGGTTGCCTCATCATAATTTAATCCATCATTAAAGAAATCAAGGGTTGTTGTATATGTATATGTATCATCTTTGTCAGCTGATGTTGGATTAGGTGTAACCGTAACCCTTTCACTTCTTGAAGGTGATTTATCAGATGTATCAGTATATAAATCAGCAGAAACTTTTTTGATTACAGCACTTGTACTAATTGGTCCGTACAGATAAATCTTTGCTGTGAAACTTAAAGTATATGTTATTCTTCTTAATGTTGTTAGTGAGCCTGTATAACTATCTTCATAATTAACACTTTCTAATATAAATGGTATATCTCTTGTTGTATCCATCGTAGTACTCTCAATCATAGTTACTGTATAGTCAGGTTGAAAGTAGGGTAGTATTTGTTCTATAATTTGCAAACCATCATCTGAAGTAGCAGTAAAAACATTTAACTCAAAATTTACATTATAAGGAACAGGAGAATACTGAGTATTTAATTTTGTTGTATCAGCATTTTCTGTAACAACACCCACTCGTTGATTCTTATTTAACTTTCTTGAAGCGTCATAGGCATATCCTGTAATATCAAATGCCATACGAGGCAAAGTAATTGCCACAGAAGAATCATCTCCAGTTAAATCTGTATTCTGTTCTAGTCTTGCAATAAACTTTTCTTTAGGAGAGTATGATAAAGGCACTCTGATATTCTGTAAAGGATTGCCACTAGAATCTAATCGTTTAATATTAATATTATTAAAGATTGTACCAAAGGCAATTACAGTATTGCGAATTTGTTTATGATAAAAGTGTTGCCCAAACATTAGTATTCGTCAACCTCTCCAAATGGATTTCTTTCACTAAAATCCAATATATCATCTGTTGTGGATGATGTGTTTGTTCCTGCAGCAGTTTCAAAGGCTTGCCCTTGATCCACAGGTTGTTGTGTTGCCATTGTAAAGTCCTCATTGATAAAGTAATCAATTGCACCGATAGTACTTTCTAATACAAATGCACCAGTTTCATTTTCTAAACTAAATTGGAACTGCATGGTATCAACTGATAAAGAATCTTCTGTACTATCAATTGTAGCAATACCAGTATCAAGTCTTTCAGAACTATATTCCCATTTAGTACATGATAACTTATAAGTTGGCAAAGCATTCTGTTGATAGAATGGTTGTTCGTGTTCTACAAACTGTATTTCAAAAAATGCATTTGTTGTAGGAAAATAAACTAAGTCGCCTTCGTTAGGTCTTAATGATGTTTGTAAATCTGTGTTATTAGATACTAAAGTTTCCCATCTTAATTTAGAAACAGTAAATGTAATATCATCTCTTAACTCTAGACCAAACTTCTTAATAATTTCTTGTTCGCCCATATATCCATCAGTATTATCTACATACATTTCTATAATATATGAATCATCAAAAGAGCTTGCAGGATCCTCACCAAAGATTGTATCTTTGTTTGCTAACTTTCTTGGTAAATAATAGACATCTTGGCCGTATATCTTAAGCTGTTCTATAATTAAATCTTCATATAGTCTTTGCTCAGATGTTGTGCCTGTGTCAAAATAGACATTAGTTGGCATTTATTATCCTTGTTGCATATGGGCAGGTTCTTCGTAGTTACTTCTAATTTCTTCTTCTAACTTTTGTTGTTCTGCAATCGCTGTAGAAAATAGTTCAGGTCCGTTAAGAGTAACTCCACCTAACATTGCAGTACCCGAAAACTTTGAAAGATTTTGCCCCCATTGTCTTTTGATTAAAGCTGTTGTGTATCTTTTTAAATATAGGTCATCAAACATATCTACATTACTTGCAGGATCTAATCTACGAAAAACTTCAAAAATTAAAAATTCACCAACATTAATATCATTACTCCAATCCATATCAAGAAACAATTTGTTTGATAGATGATTAAATCTCATTGGTTTTTCGCCTACTAATATGTGGTCAAGAAAATCTAAGTGTTTCATTGTCATTTCATAATGCACAATACTTGTAGATGAAAAATCGTATAGGTCGTTTAATCTTAACTGATATCTAACATCAAACATATTTAAGTTTGCTCTGTCAGATAAAGGAAATACATTGACAACAGAAATTACTGTAGAAGGTACTACAAGAAAATTATTACCTTGTTTCCATGTTGTAGTTACAGAATCAGATGTTACTGATTCAGATGTATCTGCGGTCATACGAGTAACATCAGCAGCAGTTACTTGATATTTTAAATACATTCTTTCAACACCATCAACATGGTATTGAGCAAAATATTGTACTGCTTCATCTATTCTATCGTCAACCTGGTCATCATCAACATTTATGTCGATTACAGGTTTACCTAATGCTCTTAAACAATACTCTTTTAATGTTGCTTTTGTACTTGGTACGGCCATATTTTTTCCTTGTTCTACTATTTATACTTCTACGATAGTGTTAGTGCTGTGTTTCTACCTACTTCTAACCACTTGGCACCATTGTATCTAAATGTAAATAAATCACCTTTTGCAGCTGTAGTTGTTAATGTTGGGGCTGTATCATCTTTAAATTCATATACAGCATTAAATGTTAATGTTCTTGATCCTGTACCATCTTGTATTACAAGTATTGAAACAAACTGTCCTGCCGCTGGTGTACTACCAGAAGGTGCAGATAAATTTCTATTACCCGCTAATGTAACTTTTGCAACTGGAGAATTTATAACATTCCAAGCAATGTCTGCGCCATCTGATAATGCATCCTCTGTGTTTAATACAGCACCAGATATTATTGTTAAATTATTAGCGTCTACTGATAATACTTTTGAGGCCGCACTAGTTCCTAATGTTGCAAGGTCAGAAAGATTTAATTCAGCAGTAGTTGCTGTTACACCATCAAGTATATTGAGTTCAGCAGCAGTTGATGTTACATTTGTACCCCCTATATCAAGAGTAGTCATTTGTACTTCTCCTGCAACAGTTAATAAACCGTCCGCTACTGTCATTAGGTCAGTATCGTCTGTGTGACCTATTGTTGTTCCGTTGATTAAAACATTATCAATGTCTAGTGAACCCCCACTAATTAATCCTGTTGTTGTTATTGTTGATGCACCTGTATCAATAGTTCCAAAACCTGAAGTTATAGAACCACTATCTAAAGCACCTACTGTTACCATATTTCCACCACCAACACTTTCAGCAGCCATGTATGTAGAAACAGTTTGTACTGTGGTCATTCTCATCACACCACCATCATTAATTAATATACCATCACCATCGGCAACAGCAGTAGTGCCTCGTGAAGTACCACCATCTATTAAATTAATTTCAGCTGCAGTAGCATCTATAGCAGCTAATTTTGTTAAGTCTGCCTGAACTAATCCAGAAACACCGTCAAGTAAGTTTAATTCTTCTGGTGTTGAAGTTATCTGTGTTGCACTTACAGCCGCTAAAACAGGAAGAGTACCTGAAACATTTGGTAAACTTATTGTTCTATCTGCTGTGGGGTCAATCGTTGTTAAGTTTGTTTCATGGGCATCATCAGTTGCACCTTCAAACTTAAATGAGTTTTGTATTTGAATTGTAGTTGAGTCAATTGTAGTTGTTGTTCCTTCAACCGTTAAATTACCTTCTATCGTAACATTTCTAAGTCCATCAATATCTTTATTTGAATCTACAATTACACCTTTGCTTGCAGTAATAGTTCCAGCAGTAACACCACTAAATTCTGAAGCACTAGTATCTGCACCAATAAATTTTCCGGCAGAAGAACTATACTTTAAAAATTTGCCGTCTACTACAGCAGTACTTTTTTGAACATCATCTAAAAACTCTAAACGAACTTCACCGCCACCGCCGATTGTTCCCATTTGCATACTGGTTACATGCTTAAAGTTTAAAAATTCTCTAGTTAGTTTATCTAAAGTATCAATAGACCTTAATCCAGTCATCTTTTCTTTTTCTAACTCATTCGCAACTCTCATCTCAGTAATTTGAGCTTGAACTTTACTTATGATATCAGGATCAGATTGTATTTCTTTTGGTAAAGGAAAACCTGTATTAAGATTGCCGTATTTTTCAAGAACAATTTTTCGTGCCTCTTCATCAACAACAATATTTTCTTTTACAAAGTCCATTGTAATAGGTTTTACTTCTTCCTTTACAACTTCCTTTACAGGTTCTACTTTTGGTTTTTCAGGTTCTGCTAGTAACTCTTTTTTCTTTTTAGGTTTCTTTTTATCAGTTAGTTGAGAAAACAAACCCTCTAAAGCACTTATCTTTTTTTCTTCTTCAATTATTTTTTTACTTAAATCTTCTTTTTCAATCTTGATGTTTGTTAAAAAACTTTCAAAACCTTTTTCTAAATTCCACTGCTTTAATTGTTTATCAGGATCAATTGATATTTTTGTGATAGGTTTTATACTACCATTTATTCTACCTTCTTGTAATTGAGTAATTTGTTTCTCAATATCAATATCAATGTCCATGACTTATCTAGTTACACTTGGTGTTACCGTAGCTCTTCCTTCTATTCTTCTAGTAACTAAACCAGCACTAGTAGTTGTTGTTAAGTCCCAAACATATCGACCTTCAGTAAGACCTGATGTTACTGTATCTGTTAATGTAATAGAAGTTGTGCCGTCAGTTGCACTTACGATTGCTGTTGTAAAACTTGTTGCACTAGTTGATAAATGAGTTTTTCTTAACTTACTCGTTACTGTTTGACCAGTTAAATCTACTACTGTTCCTGTAGAATCTTTGACAGTTACCGTTTCTGTATAATCAGCATCTTGGTCAATAGTGATGTTTTGTATTGTTGCCATGAGTCAAATTCCTATATATTAAATCTTTTCTTATATTTATAATGTAGGGAAAAGAAGTTAAATTGCCGTTGCTGGTGCACCTTTTGAGGATACAAATGGCTGTTTTGCAAATGCCATGTAGATGTATGTTGCTCCACTTGCGTTTGAACCGGCTCCTGTAGTTCTGCATTTAAATCCATTTGATAGTAAATCTATTCCGTTTGTATCCCCTTCTACATTAGTAGCATTAGGATATATGTTAGCATCATTTTGGTTAAAAGGTTCTCTTGCAGAATCTTTCATCATCCAATATTCGCCATTTGCATTTATTTGTTTTTGAATTACAAAAGCTGGTTTAAAGCCTGTGTAAACAAATGCACCATCTACATTGCCATTCCCTGTATATTTACCAAATTTACTGTAGCCTTGAACTTCATCAAACATATAAGCAATATAAGTTAAATTTTTTCTGTTTACAACACTCCAACCACCTATTTCTATTTCTGTACTTGACCAATCAGTATTACCAAATAATACATCTGATTCAGTTGCAGTACCATCAGCATTATTGAATTGCACAGTTTTTTGGTCTTGTGTTCCTCCAAAACCATGCTGCCACATATACCATGCAGATACAT